CTATCCATTCGCTATCGTCGGTGGGGAAGTTAACTAGAGTGCCGTTATTCGCGCTATTTATCGTGTCAACGAGTGCATTACCTGACCCACTTGGAATGTAATTGCGGACAGTCGAACCCTCCGCTTTGAACTGTAGAGAATACAAATCAATGTTAGGGTAGCCCAACGAGGCGTTATTACCAACTCGTGTAAATCCTCTATCACCGACACCGCTGATTGTGTTTAATACACCGGTGGCAGCAACACTGCCGCGCACCACACCGTCGACACGCAAAGTTAGGTTCGCGCCGTCATATAGCAGGTCTAGCAAAACGCGCTGGTTAAATGTAAATACACCAGCGGATGTTTCGAACACCCTTCGAACGCCACCTATAACGCAAGACACCTCAATAGCGCGGTTGCTCCGCGTAAATATGTGGTTTCTTGCCGTCCCGCCAGAGGAGTTATTATTCGACAACAAAGAGTTGTAACTAAGTGGTGCAGCTTTGATTGTCAGGTCAAAGTTGATTTCAAATGTACTAGCACCCGCCAATACGTCTGGGAAAGTAACTTCATCATTAACGCCATCGAAACTTAACGCCCAATTAGTTCCAACCTGCACAACACTCACAACATCCAGCAAATCAATGCTGTTACTAGCCCGAATCGTAAACTGACTCGCGGCATTAGCTGCAACAGTCCCGCTGATGATGCTGCCAGAGAGCGTTAGACCCGCAGGTAGTGAACCTGACTGGATTGCGTAGCTAGTTGCGCCAGTGAAGTAGTTGTTTATGTCGATTGATACGGGCGTACCTGATGGAATGTTGAGCGGGTAAAGGCTTCTGGTGTTGGTGATGGAGTTGTAGAAAACCCACCAAGCATCGGCGGTGCCTTGCGTCCCTTGTAGTGTTATTTGATTACCGTTTGCACCAGTCCACGTTGTACCCGTGGATGGCGCGTTCAATCCGCTCCAAGTTTCGCCATACGTCCCACCAGTGAGTTTTGCGCCGTAAAAGTTGACCGCCCTCACAACGGGCGTGTTTTGGTTTCTGCCTAGCGCATTGTAAGGAATCGTGTTGGCTGTGCTGTACGTTGCAACAGCAGCACCGTAAGTTGACTCTGACGCAAGTTTTAAATACACGCGAAGGGTATTTGTACCCTCCCTTGTCACTTTTGCCGTATACCTGTTACCAACAACAACAAGTCCTGCTGCGGACGCTACCCACGCACGCAGCCCGATAGCACCGTTTGTAAAAATATCAAAGGCACCACTAACAGCACCCGTGTTACCGACGAGAGTTATTTGTGATGCAAGCGATGTTACAGAGAAATCAACCTCAACTTCCCAAGATGTTGTCGTGCTGCCGCCTGTCCACAAGGGAAAGGAGAGGCTACCTGCAGCGTCAAAGCTGGTTGCGTTAAACGCACAATAAAACGACATATCAAGCCACCATCACTTGACCGTCCAGCAAATACTCACAGCGCCAGCGCAGCTTGCGTGGTACGCCATAGAACGGAAGCTGTGCTCGATACTGCACCGGAGCTAATAAGCCATGTAATGCTGTGGCGTGATACCACTCACCGTCAACGCCTTGCCATTGCACGACAATATGCGTTGTTTCAGGCGGTCTGGTGTTCAACTGAAGTTGAAAAGATTGACCTGAGGTTTCTTCGATTTCATGCCAAGTACCATCAAGTTTCTCAGGTTCAATCACAGCTAATACATCCCTGAGTTCAACATTAGGATACTTAGGCACCTGCTTAGTAGCGATACCATAGAACCACAGTCTCTCATTGACGTCTACAAGACCTGCCTCCACACCTGCATCTAACATAGAGGCCACCACAGGGTCCGCTAAGTTAAAACCAAATTCAGCAATGCTCATACTATTGAACGCACGTACCAAAGCGGATTTAAGCGGACTATCAGGGGCTTGAGATAGTCTATAATCTAAACCACTACACAGGACAGTCACTACGTCCCTAAGGTCCTTACCCTCAATGGGACCTACAACGTCAATTGTTTCGGCCTTGAGTTCCTCTAATATTTGACTAACTGGTAACCCACGTTTAGCTTCAATTGCTTCTGATAATCCGCTCATTTATGTATCCCCTAATCTTGATGTGTTAAACGCTTTAGTTCCTTAGTTTTCTCTAAGTAAACCTCAGCTCTCTCTTTAAGTTCCAGTTGTTTTTCCTTTAGATAAATTCTTTCTATACCCAAAGTTTCCACCTTACTTAACGTACGATGTCTCAACCACTTGAACCACATAACCTTTAGCATGTTAATCATAATGTGAACCACCCTGAAGCGTTTACGTTAACGTTAATATTGGTACCATCAGGAGTCACAGGTAACCCTGAAGCGGTATCAATATGAGCAATCAGTCTACTTGTACCAGCGGTCCCTGTGTTCTTATAGAGCACAATGAAGTTAGTGGCAGCACCAGCGGCTACTGAGGGATACACAAAGTCAGCAGAATCAAACACACCGTCAGTGATCGTTGGAGACGTAAGTTGACTTGAGGTCGCTACGATGTCCGTAATAGACGACAGGAACTCATGTGATGCGTTATACGCTGTTCTAGTTAAACATGCACGGATATCATCAGTATCCATGTCAATAAGGGCCCCTAAGAACGCTTGCTTAGCCTTAGGGTATAATTGGTTAGCCATTCTTGCTATCTCCTTTATCTCTGTTACCAAACGGATTGAACGCTCTAAAGAGTCGCATCAAGCCAAAGACACTAACGAACATGCCTACGATTATGAACTCAAGCCACCAAGGTGCACTAGAGTAACCCATGGCTTCCCAGCCTTTCTTAAGTTCCTCTGGAAAGAAGAAGTGCGCTGTAACTAGAAGCACAACACAACAGGTAAGAAGTTCATCAGCTAAGGTGAACCTCTTCTCCATTTGAGCCTGCTTATCATAGTCAGCGTCAGCTAAGTCACCAGCCTTGAGCCTCTCAGCTTCAGCGGTATACTTAGCAACCTCAAGGGCAACCTTGGCTTTAGTTATCTCAAGGTTACCCTCCTCTCTAAGGTACTTACGTGATTCCCTACCTTCAACCCAAGAAGTCAATGGACGACTTAGGATGTCAACGATAGTACTCCACATACCTACTCCTTTTGTTTTGTCTTCTCAAATGATACTAGCTCATCGATCTTAGTAACCAAGCGGTCCACAGCTTTCATTAAGTTCTCCAAATGAATACTATGAGCCGCACTCTGGTTCTCAAGATTCCTAAGTCTATCTTCATGATCTTTCATAAAGCCCTCGATACTAAGTACCTGTTGGTGCACAGGGTTAATAAAAGCTTTCAACAGAAGACTACCTAGTGCACCTGTTACCGTAAAGGTGACACCAGCAACTGCCGCAATTGTTGACCAGTCCATTTAATTCTCCTCATATTTAGTAGGCTTCTCGTCTACACGATAGGCTTCTTCTGCAGCTTCTAACATAGTATCCTTAACTTGGTTATCTGCTGTTTTCATGGATTTGATCATATCTACAACACGTTCCTTCGTGTATCCCGCTGAACGTAACTCGGAGAACTTGAGTACCTGTTTGGTAAACGCAGCCTCATTAGCGTCCATGTCATCCGTGATAGGACCTGCTAGACCATACTCATAGGTCTCTGGTTCAGCCATAGACTCTAACCAAGACATAGCTTCATCAGAGGCTTCCATTTGTGACTCAGGTCTCTGAAGGGTCTTAGGGATTTCCTTTGGCTTATCCTGTTCTCCTTCCTCGTAGAAAGGACTCTTTCCTTCTTTAATACGACCCATAGCGTGATCCACAGCCTTATTCTGTATCTCAGGCGTTATCTCCTGTGTCTCCTGAAGATGCTTTATTTCACTCTTAGACAACGTTGGAACTATGGCAGGCATTAATACTTCCTTACCATCCAACTCAACCGAGAAAGATAGTTCAGTCATAACGTCTCCGTTTGTTGTCTTAAGTTCACCTAGGAACCCTTTACCTTTTGGAGTACCATCTGGACGGTTACCGTAAGAAGCTTGTTCCGCAGCTAAATCTTCAGCTTCCACTTCCTTGTATTCAGGGGAGTTATGTAAAGCTTCTCTACGTTCCTCATCAGTTAACGTAGGGTCTGAGTACGTTATCATAGCTTCCAAAGCACCTAATCGAGCCCCGTTAGCAGCATGGAACATAAGAGACAAACCACGTAATCTCTCTGCAGGAGATGCGTCCTTCATAGACTTATCAAACTGCATAACACGCTCGTACACTCCCTTATCTCTCAAGGCAGCTACAATCAATTCTGTTGCGGCCTTCTGTTCTGTTTTCTTAAGAGCTCTGTATTCACCTTTGGCTATATTAACAACACTAGACACGGCAGCGAATTGATAGCTAGTTATCCCTTTGTTAGCGGATCTGAAGTCGGAGAATACACTAGGTATCCAACCTAAAACCCTGTCCACCACTGTGTTATGTTCAACAACATCCGCCGATTTACCTTTACCTACAGTCGCGTTGAGTCTACTTAAAACACCTTGGGCTCCCTTTAATGTTTTAAGTTGTAATATAGCGTCAGCTCCTCCCGGAAGGCGCTCAAGTCCTTTCTCATATTTACGCAATGCCGCGTCAATAGAAGCTACACTTAATCCATCATCAGACATTTTCAACGCGTCCTCCATCACAATCTTAATCATATGAGGAGCAGCTTTACCCAAGTCACCGTTGATTATAAGATCGGCTTGTACTTCATCTAACTTATCAATATTACTTACCAGATTAAGGACAGCCCCCGTGTTAGCAGGGTCTTTCATAGCTGATACGTCTTTATACATAAGAGAATCAAACCTATCTATGTGATCTTGAAGGTTCTTCAGAACACCGTTTAGATCTGCATCGTCAGGTAGATTGAGTAATACATCTATCATCTTAGCAGAATCAGTCCCTTGAGACGCCATGTATAACGCTTGGAAATCAGGAGATTCCTTAAGTGCCTTAATGGACTCAACTAAAGCAACACTAGGATTCTTGTCGGTTCCTATTACTTTATAAGTATTAGCTAAGATGTCAGTAAGTTTAATATCAAGCATACTGGAGGCTACGGTTTTACCTTGTGTAGCTAGTTCCCTAAGCTTACCTTCATTCATCTTAAGAGCTTCTTGAAGTTTACCTGTAGCATCCTTACTAGAAATATCTCGCATAAACTTAGATGTCTCAGGATTCAGTACATCTAGAAGTTTCTGACGAAGCTCAGGTACGCTTTCTGTTTGTCTAAGTACAGCAGACGTAAACGCTTTATATGTTCTATTCTTTTCCTTAGCAGTAGCTAACCCTACTAAACTACTGGCTGCCTCATAGTTAGGTATAAAAGAATCACCGTACAGAGTATCCATTAGTTTTCTATTGTTAAGAGCATCTGGATCGTCCTTTAACATGTGCTGTATACTCTGCTCTAATATACCGTTTAACTCCTCGTACACGCTAGCTTCATCAGTACGGAGAGCATACTGGGCGTCCCTCCGCAACTTACGTATCCTTCTCTGGAACTGGTCTAACTCCATGTACGACACTGGCAGTTTTGTAGAATCGAACTTAGGGAACAAGGATGAGAAAGGACCTTCGGTACTTAGGTTCCCTTTTTTACGAGCATCTACGATTGCCTTCTGAGTCAACGCGATATTATGTCTATCATCTCCCGTTTTGGTTAATTGTTGCTTGACGTTTAGTTCAATAACAGAGCCGGACTGATCATTAATACGAATCAAACCCTCAGGGGAGATATCGGCAGAGTTAAACGACACTGGTATAAGAGAAGACTGTCCCAGACCAGCGCTTAACTTAGCATCAGAAGCTGCTTCAACAACGAAAGCACCATCATCAGAAGAACGTAACTTAATAGATGTGATCTTCGCTATTGAGGTCTTAGCCTTTTTAGGTTCCTTGCTTACCTTAACACCTGTTAGTGTTGTGAACTGCTCCGGGGTTAGGTACACTAATGCGTCTGTAGCGTTCAAGGCAGCTGGAGAAAATAACGAGGTAGGGTTCTTTTGTGCCCCAGTTATAAGTAACGTAGGGTCGTTAGTCTCACCAAAGATTCTACCAACGGAATCTGCTGTTAAAGAACTGAATGCCTTCTTAATCTCACTGTACGCTGGGTTAGCTCTGTCCATCCCTTCTAAGAAGTTATTGATTTCCTTATAAGCAGAGGTAGACCTATGTACACCTAAAGAATCTATTGAAGCATAACCGGTACGTAACATCCCTTTAACTAAGCCTTTAATACCTTCCAGAGCGCCTCTTACACCAGTTAAAGAATCCGTAGCAGGAGCATTAGGGTCATATTTCATTCCGGTATGATAATCAAGAGCTGCCGCTACGTTAGCCTGTTGTTCAGTTAAAGTAGACTGCATGTGTTCTTGAATACTCTTTTCAAGGGTCTTAGCCGCTAATGATAATTCACCACGTTCCAAATCTGATAAATCAGTAGCCTTTTGTAGTTGACCTCTAATGAGATCTAGCATTTTCACTTGGTCTTTAACGATAGTATCAGCGTTCAAGGACTGATGAAGATTTACAAATTCTTCAGTGTATTTACCTTGGTACATGTCCATCGCTGTTACTTTGAAATCCTCGTTATCGAAAGCAGAACTTAATAAATCCGCTTGAGTCCACGCGTCACCTAAAGAATCGATGTCCTTACCCAAAGTCTGGTTAGCTGCCCGTAAGATAGCGGCTTCTCTACTATACGGATCACTAACAGCAGCATTTATCAACGTGTTAACTGCATCGAGTCTCTCTGATTCTGTCATTTCCGTGTCGTTTAACAATCTAAATGCAAGTTCCTTCGTTGTCGAACCGTCCTGAGCGTCCTTACGTTCGTAATATCTACGTAAAGCTGTAGGATAATCAACACCTTCGACACGCATTATTTTATTTGTTTCTCGGTTTAACGTAAGGTTCTTATGTAACTCCGGTACTTTATTAAGTACAACACGGGATACCCTTATAGCCATACCTGATAATGTATAAGGAACTACTTTCGACATAGCCGCATTTGCAGCCGACAAAGCAACAGGAGCAGCTGTACCTGCCGACATACCTACTAATAGTTTACCTTCAGCTGATTCTGGATGGAATACCTCTAGTGCCTTAGCGGACGCGGCAACAGAGGCTACAGCCATTGTACCGGCCTTAACACCTTCGTTTACAACAAAGCCAGTAGCCTCTGTTTTACCTACCTGAGGTAACCCAGCGGCTGTCCGTTTTGCACCTTCTTTAGTTAGAGTTTTAAAACCAGACAAAACACCACCCACAACAGCGGTTCCTCCTGCTTCCTTCATTCCTTGCCAAAAGAGATAGTCCTCTTCAAGCTTAACTCCGTGTTCTTTTTCAATGTCACTAATCAAGTCATTTTCAAACTTCTGATCTACGGTTTTCTTTCCATTACGCCCGTATACAGGATCGGTAACCCAGTTATCATAAGCCCAGCTAGTAAGTGCAGTAAGCAAGCCGTCACCGCGTAATGCACGCTCATACATAGTTGTAGCTTTCTTAAAATCCTTACCTGTAACAGCAGACGTTAAAGAAACAGCCGCTGCGTCAGGCATAGTAGCTAAATAACGAGGAAACTCAAGGGTGCTCAATGCAAAACGTTTTCCAATGTTTTCCCATGAACTGTACTCTTCTTTAGCTTTCTGTAACGCAGAGAACTTACTTCCCTCAAAAACCTTGACCATATCATCTGCTGTGTAGGATTCTTTTGCCCCTACCATAGTTTTATTAGCCACTTCTTGAGCTTTCTTTTCATTACGGAGTTCGTAGGTTTCCTTTACCAAATCACTTTCAGTATCTAATTCGATATCATAAATAGAACTGTCGTCTTCGGCAGCTAGTTCAATATCACCATACATTTCAGCTAGGTATTCTTCAGACTCCTCTGGTGATGCATGAGCTACTGGTTTTGCTGGGTCAAACATCTGAGGTTCTTCATCAGTAATTTCCACAGGTTCAGTAATAGCCTCCGATGGAACCTCAGGGATTACCTGAGGCTCCTGCGAGGTATCTTGTGATTGTGAAGAAGGTAATACGACATTAGGGTCCTGCTGTTTTATCTCAGGAGCTACGGCCGTAAGGTTATCCAACGTTTCCTCAGGTTCATCAACATTCGACACACTAGCAACCTGAGTAGGTCGCATAACTAACGAACCTGCCTTAGTACTAGATATCGCAGTGTTAGTTGGGTTCATATTTACAGCCATTAAATTCTCCTATCAGTAAGGCCTGCCGTGTTGATTAAAGCGTTCACTAAAATCAGCTTCCAGCGCTTGCCCATATTTAAAATCATCCGCTTGTTGAGGTGTAAGTTCTTGTCCTTTCTTAGGCAGGATAGCTTTGTAGATAGATTGATCGTTCGCAGTTACGTAATACCGTACGATATTCTTATCTTTATCTATACCTGTTTTTATCATAAGGAAATCACCTGTTACAGGGTCCCTACGTAGTTCAGTACCCGGTAGCCCTAGCTTAGTCTGTAAAGCACGCGGTAACTCAAGGAACTTTTTATCAGGTGACTGACCGTGTGAGTATTCCGAAGCCGACCACTTAACCCCTAAACTACGTTGAACTTGTTGCACCATACTTACTTTGTACGTCTCGACTATAGATGAGAACTTAGTTGCAGTTGCGCCCGGTTTTAAACTTTCAGTTAATTCCTGTACAGCCCCTAATGCTGGTTTATTATCACCATTAGTCCATGCTCGAATTACATCACGGGCCGCCGCCAAAGCATGAGCATCTATTTGACCTACCCTCAACTCGCTTAGTAGTTTTTTATCTTCATCAGATAAGTTAGCAGCATTCTTCATCTCTAATTTAAACTGTTCAAATTGTTCTCCAGCGTACTTTTGGTTTGCTTCTTTTATAGCTTTCGGATCACCGGATTCAATAGCGACTTTAAGCTCAGGCGATAATTGGTTGTATCCATCACTTTGTCTGATTAACTCAATAACTCTTTTCTGCTCCTTAGGACCTGCGCTGAAGTCAGGTTCGAATATACGACCAAGCGCACTAGCTATGTTCATACCGTCCGAAACAAATCGCTCACTACCGTAATCTGATGGGTTATACACCTTACTCATGATATTAAGGTTTCTATGGGCAGACTGGGCAGCATCTACCGTTACCATAGCACCGTTAACTGCTTTGATGTTATGTTCACCTTTGAACGGATACGCGCTAGTTTCATCCTCGACCTTAGTGTCACGAAGCTTAGGATCCACAACAAACTTACCGTCAACAATATAACCGTACGTAGTCACAGGTTTACCGTTTGTATCGAAGTCAGTATTCTTCCATACACCCTTGTCAGATACGAAGTCTTTACCTTCCCTCCAAACAGGGTCTATCATCTGCTCCAACGAACCTCGTAGACTGTTACCGTTCTGATCAGTTATCATAGCAGTGACACCAGTGTCAGTTACAGACACCTTGTTGTCATCAGTTACTTGAATACTATCGTACTTACCTTGTATATTTTTAACGAGCTGTGTTAGCGCAGGCTTTTCTTTAGGTAGATTATAAGTCAACCCTTTATCTTCATGAACAGCACTAGGAGCCGCATGTGTCATAGGATCAACTGTAGGAACACTCACTTGCTCAGCCTTCTGTTCGAAATCAGTATCTCTACCAAATAACGACAACACACTACCACCTAACATGTTCTCAATGTTAGTCAAAGGATTAACAGAGGACTCCGCTCGTTGTCTAGCGTCAATCGAATCGTATATAGATTGGAAACCTTTCTGAATTTCACCTACATCTTTATATTGACGAACGAACTTCTGAGGTCTACCTTGTTTAAATGTCTCAGCGTATTCCTTATGGGACTTACCGTTACCATGCTGTTGCCATTCTGCACGAGAAGCATCATCCCAGTATACTGTGGTGTAGTTACCCTCAGCATCTATATGTCCTTTCCCAAACAGTTCCTGATATTTAGCACTTTCAGTAGCAGCCGCTTCAACAGAACGTGTCATTTCACTCTTGGCTCTCTCTCGATCCAGTTCAGCCTTACGGTCCGCCAGCTCAACAACACGAGCCTTGAGTTCCGCATGTCTATCATTGTTTGCTTTAAGGAAACCAGTGGCAACACCGGTTAACAAAGCTCTACTTCTGAAACCCATTATACAGCTCCTTTAACTTGTGCTACCGCTTCCTTAGATCTAGCTAGGAGACTCTTAGGTACATTGGTAGGCGCTTGTAAATCATTAACAGTAACCTTCTCTGTGTTTGCAACGTCTTCCTTAAGCATACTCTGAGTAGCCTTACGGTAGAAGTCTGTATGAACAGGGGTAGCTTCCTCGTCGATCATAGGGTCCTCTGGATACAACACAGGGTCTATGTCTGCGTAAGTAGCTAGGGAAATCAACATGTAGATCACAGGCTCAATACATAACATAACTAGATCAGGGGTTATCTCACCCTTCTGAAATCTGTTCTCTAAGTACTTCTCAGCAATATGCTCCACAGGTAACCCTAGTCTCATTGTTTCCAGAAGGTCCGGTAAGGAGTCTGGATCAGTAAAGCGCATAAAGGTCTCATCGATGAACTCTTGTATGTCGGAGAACTTAGGAGGAGTTTCATACGGTAATCTAGACTCTGGACTCTGTGTTAAGGACTGCCCCGGAATAGGAGCAGTCATCATCATAGCCTCAGCGTCTTGCATAGCTTGTTTAGGCACACCACCTTGGGAAAACTTAGGGAATCCTGAAGGCTGGCCTGCCATTGATTTAAGTTGTTGCATTACGCTCATTAGTTTCTCCTTAGCCGAACATCATAGATTGTGATCTACGCAGGGATTCCTCTAGGCCTTGTACACCACCTAACAGAGAGAAACCTGCGGACCCTTGCCCAGACGCATTAGTGGCCTTAGCAATAGTTGATTGTATAGGTTTTACTTCGTAAGGTTGGTAACCAGATTGTTCCTTATTGCCGCCTAATAGACTCTTAAGTGAACTAGCGTTGTCCACAATACTATCAAGAGCAGACGACTTAGAAGGCGAAATGTTTGTGAACGTGTTGTTACCTATAGCGATATTACTTGCTGTGTTACGAATGATACCGGAATCCGTAGCTCCTGCTTTCCACGCCTGTGCCATACCGTCACCATATGTACTCATAGGATTACTTAAAGTAGGCTTGAGTGCATCAGGGGTGAACTGTCCCTTCAGATCAAGTCCGCTAGCAGGGCTACTCATTGTAGCTGATTGAATGTTCTGTTGAACCATGGAAGCCTGAGGACTAAACTTAGCTAGCATCTCTGGATCCATGCCTGCGATAGCCTCAGCACCTACACTACCTAACCCTTGTAACCCTGAGACAGCTTCCATACCTGCTTGGTTAATAGAAGACAACTGTGAAGTTCTAGCAGCACCTTCAGCAGCAGAGAACCAAGAGTCACCTGAAGCAACCTCAGCACTCGCAGTAGCCGCCGCTTGAGCAGCACCGGCGTGAACAGCAGCCATACCAGCTTTACCTGTGAATGCATTAGTGATATTAGTTGCGAAATGGTTTGCAGCAGAAGAGAAACCCTCGCCAGCTATAACCTTACCAGCACCGCCTAGGATGGCTTCACCAACAGCGCCTAATGTGCCCGTTACGAAATTACCGGCAGCAAAGATACCCTGACCAATACTACCTACGGTACTAGCTAATACGTTACTCATACCAGCTAATGCCTGTGCACCAGCTCCAAAGCCAGCCCATAGGGCTCCTACAGCAGGTCCGATTACAAAGGATAGTGCCATCATACCTACAGGTCCTAGCTTGTTTACAATCTTACCAACACCCTTCATTATACCTTGGCCTACCTTAGTACCGAGTTTCCATAAAGCCTTACCACCGGGAACTGCATAAGCAACCTTCTTGGCTACCTTCTTTACAGTACGAGCAACGGTCTTTACTGTCTTCTTGATACCGCCCCAAGTTTTACTTACGGCTTTCTTTATACTACTAAATAATCCCATTATTACTCTCCCCATCCAGAGAACAAGTTCTTAAGTAAGTTACTTCCATTCATCATATTGGAAATCATCTTACCTATCTCACCGCCCATAGCAGCCTCACTGGCTAATAAGGCAGCCTCTAGTTGATTCTTTCTGTCCTTCTCACTTTCAGACGCTTGGAACTCCCAGTGAGCCTTATCGCGCATCTCTTGCCACAGGAAGGTTAACGCTTGGTTACTCAAGTTAAACGCATTCTGTACGTTAGCTTGGTTTACAGCATTAATACCTGCGGTGTTCGCTTGGTTCACTTGTCGTCTCCAGTTAACGTTTGACTGTTCAATCTGTGAAGCCATTTGGACGTTGAATTGCTCACGTTGTGCCTGAAGCTGAGCTGTTAATTGTGTCATAGCGTTTATTTGACTAGCGTTGAACTGCCCTGCTTGCATAGCCGTTTGAATGTTAAACTGAGAAGCTTGTAACTGGTTACTTGTGTTAAACATACCTAACTTATTAGCTTCGCTTGCATTGAATTGTTGGTTCTGCATAGTCAACTGAGCGTTCAATTGGTCCGCTTGTAGCTGATTACCTACGTTAAACATACCTAGCTTATTAGCTTCACCCGCATTAAACATACCAACCTGTGCAGCTAGTTGAGCGTTCAATTGGTCCGCTTGTAACTTATTACTCGCGTTAAACATGCCCATCTTATTAGCTTCACTGGCGTTCCACTGAGCCATTGCGTCCTTACGAGCAGCGTTCTGCATATCTACTTGGGCTTGTAGTTGAGCCTTGAACTGATTCGTTTGGTTGATACTATTGGCGTTGAACTGTTTAGCAGCGAAGTCCATATTAACATCACTAAGAATCGCTTGAACCTTAGCGTTATAAGTAGTCTTTCTAGCATCCTGTTCAAACGTAGCATCTTGTTGAGCTATAGGCATTGCAGCTTGGATAATAGCGTTAAACAGAGAATCCCTGCCTACGCTAGAAGCACTGATACCACGAGCAGCTAACATTTGTTCTACCTTGGTAACCGCAGGACGAGCCCATAGTGGTACATTACCTGACTCAAGATCCTCAAGTAAACGGTCCATGTGCTCAGACATAGAAGCTGCTTTCATTGGGTCCAACTTGGCTACTTCATCTACAGCTTTCTTAAGACTCGATGGGTCAATTAAGGCAGCCGCAAAGTCAGCTACTTTAATATCTTCAGCAGCCTTGGCTTGAGCCGAAACTACACTATCAGCAGTTACTTTATCAGGAGATACCGCTGTGGTACCTGTAGCTGTCCCTGCAGTAACTTTGTCCAAAGGACCCGAGGTAGTCTGCGTGACATCCCCTACTGTAGCTAAGTTAGGAATACCTCCAGTAACAGCAGTTAATTGACCCGTAGGTCCTACCTGAAACTTAGAAGGATCCATTAACTCTTCCGCTGTAAGCATCTGAGGAGTGTACTTCTGCTCTAGGTTATTGTCCTTGATAAACTTTACAGGGTCCTTAAGAATAGCTTCTACTTGTTTCTTAGCGTCACCTGTGAGGCCGCTTGTCGTAGTTGAGGTTGAACCTGAGCCAGAGGTACCTCCAGTCCCCGGTGTTGTAGTCCCCGGTGTAGTCCCCGGTGTAGTCCCCGGTGTAGTCCCCGGTACCGGAGCACCTATACCACCAACACCACCTTCTGTAGGAGGCTTGTATATATCTAAACCACCCGTTGACGCTTGTCCCTTACCGGGTATTGAGAATGTAGGCTCACCCCATTGATCTGTTGTTAACTCTGGGTTTCTATTACTAAACGCCGTATCTCCATAATAAGGAACATCGGGATCTCTTGTAGGTTGCAATCCACCAATATTCTCAGGAATCCCGTAGATATCAGAAGGAGTGCTCCCTTTATAGCTCTCTTGAGCTTCTTTAGATATTGGTACGTATGAGGGTAGTCCTACATCCTCCCTGATAACAGGGGCTCCTTCATATTTTAAATCAGGTGGAGGCCACAAACGATCCTCCCTATCGAGTTCTATGATTTGACGTTCTACGTTGTAAGCCACGAGGACCTCCTATTTAAATCTGTGATACAAAGAGAGGAACCACGAGGGCCCCTCACTCCGTCTTGTTACTTGCGTCTACCTTCGTCCCACTCTACTGTCTTTTTCCCGTGGTCCTTATCAAGGAAATCTAGGAAGTCGGACAAGAGGCCCCACCATCTGTTACCCATTAGTTTACCCTTGTAAGCACGGGAACTAATGGTTTCATCAGGGTCACCAAATAGCAGAGCATTAAACAATTGATCCACTGCTACTGCTACGTTACGAAAGAAAGGGTATACAAAGGAATCCTTAGGTACCAGAAAGAACATAACGATACAGAACAAAAGGAACCAATCAAACCAGCTCATCTTGAGTACCGTCCTTGAGAACCTCTGGTAACCGTTCGGCTTCCAAGATGCCTACGCTGACAAGATAGTTCAGGCCTTCGATTAACTCAGGGAAATCTAAGTCAACGAAAGAGGAAGCCAAGAGGTCTGCGTTTAACACTTGAACCACTGGATCGCCTGATACTTGAATAGCCACCTTCTCAGTTAAGGACAAGCGGCGTCTAAAGGAACCAACGGAGATCACTCGGATTGGTTGGATAACTTGATGTACTTGAATTACTGTTGACATTATGAAATCCTCACGTAAGAAGAAACACCGGACGTACTCGAAGCTAATGTTGTGGGGTTACCTGCGTAGAACGTATTATTCAAAGTAGAAAAGTTTTGAGTGCCGTTGAATATACCTTGAGAAACGGATATCCTTGTTGCGTCTAATGTCCGTAAACGATGGCATATAATACTAGAACCTGTAGTGTTTGTGTGTGATACAGAAGTCCACTTAACACCGTCACGAGATCTCCAAAGAAGAGCGCTCCCAGAGGGTCCTGTCGCAATAAAAAACCCGGCAACGTACGCTAGAGTAAAGAAAGAACTTGCACTGGCGTTGTAGAAGTTAGGAGAGTGTACTGTCTTTGTCCACGTCACTCCATTAGTTGAAGTGTAAACTCCACGTTGGTTATTTGACGTCTCCTCTGTATAACATAAGAATTTAGAACCATCAAACACAACATTACTCGGGTATGCTGTGCCGCCGAAATTGGGGTTAACAGCCGTCCATGTTACACCTCCGTCCGTAGACACACAAGCCCCAGCGTTCTGGAGCGTAGCCATAGCCACCCATGTACCGTTACCAAACATAACACTACCAAAACTGAAGGCTACGTTAGATGTACGAGCGTTCCATGAGGTACCGTTAGTCGATGTTTGGATAACACCACCGGGGCCTACTATTACAAATGTCGTACCATTCCAGTGAATATCACGGTGACCTGCGGTAGTTACAAGAGCACCCCTGTTCTGCCATGTAACCCCACCATCAGTGGATGTCTCCACAGTACCATTATCTGTTATAACAACAAACATGTTTAAAGATGAAGCATAAACAACACCTCTAAGTCGACTGCTACTTACTGATAGTTGACTCGACCAAGTAACTCCGTCGTCTGTCGATCTATAAGCCGTAGTAGACATGCCGTCTTTAGCAAAGAAAGCTACAATTGTAGAACCAGCGCCTTTAACCATTGCAAATGCATCCCTAGCTCCTGCGTCTCCGGGAAATCCTGTAAGGGTTAAAATTGTAGCTGGGGTTTCACTAAATATAGTAGTATCAAATTTAGACGTATCCGTCTCAATGAAATTGTGTCGTAAATAACGAGCTCCATTATGTGTAAAATCTATAGGAAGACCTTGGAACAGCTCAATAGTAGCTCCAATAGGTACCCCAGCAGCCGAACCTTCCATAGAAGATAAAGTGAAGTTAGCCATTAAATGACCTCCAAATGAGTTGTTGAGATAACATCAAGTACAGCAAAGTCCCTAGGTAATAACTCAAGGTTATCTCCGGGTACTAAGGTCCTAACATCACCTACAATGTTAAACGTAGGGTTCATAATAGTTGCTTTCTTTCCTTCAGTAGCTAAGGAGCTCACACGAATACTGTAGCGGTACCCCGGAGTCAATACTGTAGGTAAGTTAATAGTAGCGTTACCTAAGCATATAATATCCACTTGAACCATGGTATTCAGTATGCTGTACGTAGCTCCATCCGCAAGTACAACAGGAACACCAAGAACCATTGCAGCTGCTTCAGCTCTATCAGCACTCTCTGCAGCACTAGCGGCATCCGATGCGGCATCCCCTACAGCTACCTCAAGTCCTTCTAAGTAAGTATTGAGAGCCACAGGTACGCCAGTAGACACTGGAGTGTGTTTTATCTTAGAGGTAACTACGTTATATGCTGCATCGACCGTATTAACAGTAACGCCATCAATCTTAAATACGATCTTGTGTGCCGCTGGGTTACTAGTGTCAACATAAACACCACTAGTTCCTTTCTGAATAAACGGTACAGGTGAACCTCCGCCAGCAGTACCATCATGTGTGTGACCGGTAGATCCATGGAAAGCTTCCACTAACTGGTCGAACTCCGCGTTAAACAATGGAGCATCAATTACGTCCCCATTGGAAAACGCGGATTGTCTAGTATATGTAGACATTATATCTTACCTCCTAAAGTCAGATCGACCTCATAGCTTTGAATGTCGAAACAAGCGTCTTGTATTGTTTTCAGTGATTTCACACGTAGAGAAACAGTAAAACCAGAGCCTTCCGTATAAACATCTGTGTCTCCGTACGTAGAAGCACCGAACAACACAATTGGATCTCCGAACACCGAAGCATTAGCGCCAAAGATAGCTGGGCTTAACATACGTTCCAAAGGATATATAGCAGGTTGATACACATCCTTACCATTGTAGTCATAGCGTACCTCAAGACCTGCTTCGACATAACCCTCAGCTTTTGAATTCATCAGTACCTTATGTATCGTCTTACGTACTCCAAGCTGTCCATAGTCTGAGAAGGCAAATTGGCACAGGTAATCAATGGTTGTTCCGTTAAAGGTAAACCCTGATTCCTGTAACATGATTGTACCGTCGATATGGTTAGCATGGATAATACGCTCGGCTCCTTGGTGATAACCGTTGTCCACTGCAACCGCACTAAGTCCCAGAGTCTCACTAAAGGCCCACTCGAACGCCTGTGTTTCAGCTATGAAAGTAAAGGCAGCTATAAGGCCACGTTGTGCTTCTAAAGGGTTCTCTAGATCAGTGAACCAAAGTCTGTACTGGTTCTTCTCACGTATAACTGTTGAAGTAAAGAGGTACCTAGGGGCCTGCCGTACTCTAGGAGTTATTACCTTAGAAACCTTACGGCTAATCACACCAAGTTCAATATCGTCCAGTCTTTCTGTTTTGGCTATTGTACGTAAACCATCAGGAGCCAAGAACACTAAATCACCACCAACCTCTTGAATAGTGAAACCATCGATACATCCGATATCCCTAGTCACTGGAACAGACACAACTTCACCTGAGTCTAACCCTTGAACCTTAAAGATACTATGTTCACAGAACACGTATAAGGTTTCCCTATGAGACATTATACCTGTAACTACGTCACCGAAACTCAAGGACCCTGCTGTTGCTCCGTTAAAGTTCTCTTGAGGTGTTTCCTTTGTAGCATCCTCAGGGTTCACTAAGTCACTATTGGCTACGGAGCTATAAAAGATACTAGTAGGAGACGCAGGCATACCAGCGAGTATCAGTTGGTTCTTAAACATAGTGCAGTACTTAGCGCCTAGCAGAGGGTTACTTGGAGAATCTCCGTTGAAGGTTGCATATCGATAGAGACCTCCGGGAGTCAACGAGAATACCGCTGGAAGGTTCACACCGTCCACCATGTAGATATACTCTTTATTGTTGTAGTAGTGTCTTACAAACATGTAACGAACACTATTAGGTCTAGCTACAATAGGAGAACTTCCAACGGAACCGATAGGTACATTAGACATCGTACGGTTCACTTGTACCCATGTAGAATTGTCCGTAGTGTGATACAACCCATCACCACGGGCCGCTAGGATACCTCTATAGTTAATAACACCCTTTATGTGACCTGTGTTAGGAACCGTGGTAGTCAATGGGGTATACCCACTTATACGACGATATCCGCCTTCTTTACTACATTCAAAGTTAACGAGCTCTATGGCTTCACCGGGTTTACTTAAGAGCTCTTGGTTGTTACTTGAAGTATTCAGACCTCCCCGACAAGGGACGGCAATTACTTGCATCCGATTAGCCATATTACACCGCCCTCATTCTTTCTTCTTTGTTACTTAAGAGCGACCTCTTCATGTTGATTAAGCCACTTTGGTATTCCCCTAGTGAAAACTTAGCCTGTACATCGTTCTCCTTGAACAACCAGAGGAAGTACTTGATACGGCTCACAAGAACGTTAACGAAATCCTCAGGAATAGGAATAACATCTGTAGCCAAACGGAAACGTACTGCCTGACTACGAACGTTATAAGCAACACAGTACTCTTTGTCTGGGACAGGGGAAAGCCCAAACTTACCTGTGCCATACTTAATGATGTACTCAGGTTCACCTGTGTTACCTGCGAAATCATCCGTCCTAAAATTAGCAATCCACTCATCATAAGTAATGTACTTAAGATTCTTAACGATGGTTGGTTTACTAGCGATAACCAGTGGATCAGTGGAAGTAAGGTCCTTATCTGTTAACAGGAAAGTGAACCAATCAGGCTCTTGACGTAAACCACCTACTAAAGGTTCCGTGTCGTACCATTGAGTCCCTATGGCTAACTTACGTATCTCTTGTTCCGGTACACTAGTTACCGTCTGTTGTAACCAAGGCCACTTCTCGCTTTCTGAACTAATATCAAAGAACGCACGATTGACAGTCTCTTTAGCAAACTGTTGTAAACCCCTTGCATTAGCTAACTGTTGCTCGGTCATAGGGACTTCATTGACTTCCCGTAAGGCCAAGTTAACAACTTCTAAAAATGTATACATTGCAATGCTCCTTAGGTGAAAAAAAAGGGACCCAAGTTTCCTCGGGTCCCTTGGGGATTACCTAGCTGTTACGAGTAACGAACAGCAGCAACCGCTAAAGCTTCTGCACGAACTACACCGCGACCATACACGTGTAAACCACGGATGATATCAGCGAAAGTAGTTTCAGAACGAATCTTCTCAACCTTGTCGATAGAACTAACTGTTGCTACAGCGCTCATGTGACCTGCGATAATGAAATCAACAGAAGCAGAGAACTTAGGACAGTTGTTAGTCTTGTAGATAGAGAAGCCACGCAGTTTACCTGACATTGCCAGACCGTTCTTCAGACCGCCTTCGCCTTGGTTGTAGTCAGTAGACAGCAACTTAGAATCAGTGCGAGCCAGTAACTCCATGAAACGTGGGGTTACAACAACATAACGACCTTCTTCTGGAACTTCGTTTTCGTCTAAGACCAGAGCCAGACGAGACAGAATGTTCAGAGGATCCACTGCAACACCACCACCGAAGCCAGCCAGAACTGGAGCAGCACCTGCCAACGCAGCAGTAGTGAAAGTATCGATAACACCGTTAGCCGTAGCAGCATCACCTAAGTAGTTACCTGACTTAGCGACAGTAGTCATGTAGGTCAGAACTTCTTTATCGTACTCGTTCTTCAGAGTGTACGTAGCTGAGCTAGTAGCCATTGCTTCCCAGTTTACATGTGACAACTTAACTTCGATGTCATCTACTTGGAATTGGAAGCGGTTAGCTTGAGAGATTTCCAGAGTCATCTCGTTGGCTGGCAGAGCTGTTGAAGTAACAGTAGCACCACGAGTGTACGCTGATACAGTGATTGTTGGTTCCAGAATAACTTTTACAGTATCACCGTAAGAACCTAATTCACCATAGTAATCGTTGTTAGTAATACCTTCTACTACAGAAGCTGTACGGAAGAAGTTCAGTACGCGCTGAGAGAAGATAGTTGGTGAGAACGCGTTGTTTACTACGTTACCACCGAAGTTGGTAGTTGAAGCACCATTAAACTTAGCCATTTGAAATTACCTCTTAAATTAAACTTATTGACCGAAGAGGATACGACCTTCTCTCTGGGCTAATGCAATGTGTTCATCCCACTTATGGAACTCTTCAGGTCTCATTCGAGCAATCTCTGATTCTTTCCAAATGTAAGCTGGATGATTTCTATTCATAGCACCTTGGTCAACCTGTGAGCTGCGAGTATTTACCGCTAAGTCCCCACCTTGGTTACCTTGAGTAGTCGTACCTTGATTTGCTTGACCCACACCACTATGGTATTTGTACAACGATAACGCTTGGATCGCAAGGTCAGCATTGTCTGGGTTACGATAGATCCAATCTTGAACTTGAGTTGACTGAGTAGCTGCCCAACTATGGAACTCATCGGAGTTCATTACTTTTTCATAGTCTGGGTGAGCTGACTTCAACTTTAACACTGCTTTCTCTTGGGCACTCGCTTGTAATGTACCTTGCATGTCCGCAAGTTTCTGATCATATTGAGCGATATGCGATTGGAACAGCGTGTTAGCCATCGATTGAATAACAGCATACATCTCAGGATTTTTCCCTTTGAAAGCATCTAATTCCTCTTGGGTCTTAGGTACCTCAAGTCGAGGGACGTTCTGCTGTTGTAGACTACGAATCTCACCCTCAAGTTGATTGATCTTCTTGGCAGTGTATGATTGTAAGTCTTTGTAACGCTTCTCCCAGTTATGTTCTGGTTTCACCTCTGTATCGGTAACCTGACCTTGTGCACTCTGGTCTTGATGCGATCTGTCATGCTCAGCTAAAGCCGCTGCCTCTTGTTCATGTCGAGGGTTGCGGTAAGGTGTAGCACCGAGGATGTTCTGCGTTGAATACGATTGTGGCATAAAAGCTCCTTCTAGGGTCTGAAGCTGAGGTAACCTTTGGTTCTCAAGTCTTCAAGAGTTCTAGTCTAATGTTGAGAACAAGAGTTAGCGTTTGCGTTCTTGTTCAGTTTTGAGTGTTGACTTTAACCTAAGAATCGAATCGATTGTTTTGATTTGGCCTTGCAGACTCTTAAGTTCGTCCTCTTTACAATTACAGAGTTGAATAACAAGGCGACTTTTTTCAGCCGCCAAGTATGTTTCAAAAAGAGTCCAGTCAGGGTTCACCAGTAAAGGTTTAAGCTGTTGGAATGGCTCCAT